CCTACAGCAAACCAAAATATTATATGATTAAATGTAAATAAATCAATTGTATTTGATTTCATAATATATTATATATTATATAATTGTAATTGTAATTTATAATATAAACCGTTAATTATTTATTGCCTTTCTTTTATAGACATTCTTTTTCATTCTTTGAAGAACGTTTCTAACAGCTTCCTTAATTGTTGTAACAGGATTATTTAAACTCAATGATATGTTGGTTAGTTTTGTAGTATCTAAACAATTGTTTGACCGTTTTGATGCTAAAATTTGATTCTGTTCATCAATTGTAAAGTTTGACCAAGTAAAATCAGGGTCTACTATTTCCTTGTACATTTCCAATATTTCATTATGTGTAATTAATCCTGGATTTGTTAGATTCACAGTTCCAACTTGTTTATTCAAAGCCATCTCTATTAAAACTGGCAACAATTCATCTAAAACTGTCATTGAGTTTGGCATAGAACATACTTTCTTATAGCTCGTAATCTTTGTAATGAAATTGCGTGGGCTGTCCTTTTCATCTGTAATAGGCATTCGAATTCTGGCATTCAGTGTGCTATCTGAATATAATAGTTGCATTAATCGGTCAGTATATCCCTTTACAATTGAATATGATGAGCCAAAAAAGTTGGGCAAATCTGTTTCTAAAAAACCGGTTTCCTGGTTTCCATATAAATGTGTTTTTTCGTCATATTCAAATATACATCCTGTTCCTAAATAGGTGAAATGTATGCCATTTTTTTTACTTATTTCGGCAAGTCCAATCGGACTAAATAGGTTGTCATTCATGTTTTCAACTAGTTTGCCGGGCTTCTCTAGGTAGTCAATAGTGCCAATTACTTCATTATTATAGACGCCATGTGTGCGCCCAATAAAACTCATAATATGTGTGACATTCTTAATCAAGTTGATTTCTGTTTGTATCATTTTAATATCATCTGCGCGACACATTGATTTGATTACTGTAATATTTGCGTTTTGTAGCAATTGGACAACTTTTGAACCAATCCATCCATTTCCGCCGAATACAAGAATAACTGGTGTTAGTTTAGACATTTTTTATAATTATAATTATATATTTAAAATTATATTTAAACTATTTTCTAGTAACTGTTATTATGTTCTAAATATTTTATACACATATTATATAAAATATGTCTCGTAGTAGTAGTAATAATAGTAATGCTGAAAGACGTTTTAGAGAAGAAATGGCTGATTATGATGAATATGATGAATATGATTTACCTGGCGATGAATATGAGTTTGCTGGTGAACTACGACGTGGTAATCAGGAATCACCAAATTTACTCGAACAAATAAGAAATGAAGGTAGATTATCAGGACAATATCATATGCTTAATCAACAAAGAAGAAATGAAGATGACCAAGAAAGTGATATGGAAAGATATGGCAGTCAAAATAATGGGCAATATAGTATGGAAAATTTTATTGTTGAAGTTCTTGAATTAGATATGAGTGATGAAAATACAAGAAGTATGATGAATTGGGGAGAAGCTGGACAAGTTATTATTGATAAAGCAGTTGAAGTGATTAATAGTGATAAAAGCGAGATTCATTTTACACCTCGAGATGACACTGAATATAAGAAAATTAAGTTAATTTATGATAAACTTGCGTCTGACATTAAGAAAATGATATGTATACGTCTTGGAATAAAGTCTTGTCCTCATAATAGTGATGAAGTAATTAGAATAGCACATAAAAAGTATCCAGATATTCGTTTTAAGCCTGGAATGACTTTTGGCTACAAATTAAAAGCAATTGAGGATTATCTTGAAGCCAAAACAACGGCTGAGGCAAGAGGAATAAAAAAAACTAGACGAAGAGTAATGAGTAAGAAGCGACCTAGAGGGAGACCTAGAGGCAAAACTAAGAGAAGACGCGCTAGAAGCAAGAAGATGTAAGATATGTTAGTTTGAAACTACTTGTAATTTACTTCCAATGTCCTTAAAATAATATCCATTATACTGCGTATTTTTAGTAAGTGCTTTTGTTAGTGTTTTATCGCTCATTTTTAATTGTTTAATACAATCATATTTACATATAAATTCTCTAATAAGGTTATTATTTGTGTCATACTGTCCAATGCCACTTTTATATAATAATGGTTCGCTATGTTTTTTTATAAAACTATCTCTTAATTCATCATTACATTCTTCAAATAATTTATAATAGTAACCCTTAGTTAAAGTATAGTTTTTTACAGGAACATCTAATGATGACGATGATTCATAACCATTAAAATGTGATGCCGTTTTTCTATCTAAATATACATTTAATATTTCACTCTTATCAGGATTTAGTTTGGCAATATAACCTAAATTCTGAGTCTTTATTTGTTTAGTTGGTTTAATATTATGAATTATACTAGCATCTAGTTCTCTATCTACAAATATCCATCTGAAACCATTATAAACTGTATTTTCTATAACAGCTTTGTTAATGTTATTTTGTAAACAATTTAAAAATTATTATTTACTAATAAAATAAGATGTCTCAGCAAACTAATACTAATACAAATAATACAAATGATATTGTAATGGAGAATAACATGCTCAAATCTGAAATAGTAAATTTACACAAAAAAATTATTAGTATAGAGGACCAAATGAAGCAAATAAATGAAACTAATAACAAAATGGCATATGAGTTGTCGCAAATAATGCCATATTTAAAATCATTTGCTTCCGATGTTAGTTACAACTTACATTATATAAGATACAAGTAATTGTTAGTTTATAAATAGATTAAAGTAGTTTTAATTTACTTCCAATGTCTTTGAAATAAGTGCCATTATATGGTGTGTTTTTTGTTAGTGCTTTTGTTAGTGTTTTGTCGCTCATTTGTAATTGTTTAATACAATCATATTTACATATAAACTCTCTAATCAGGTTATTATTTGTATCATATTGTCCTATCCCGTTTTTATATAATATTGGGTCACCGTGTTTCTCAGTAAAATTTTGAGTTAAGGTCTCTTCACATTCGTCAAATAATTTATAGTAGTGTCCCTTAGTTAAAGTATAGTTTTTTACAGGAACATCCAATGCTGATGATGATTCATAATCATTAAAATGGGCTGCCGTTTTTCTGTCCAGATAAACATTTAATATTTCAGTCTTATTGGCATTTAGTTTGGCAATATAACCTAAGTTTTGAGACTTTGTTTGCTTGGTTGGTTTAATATTATGAATTATATTGGCATCTAGTTCTCTATCTACAAATACCCATCTGTAACCATTATACACCGTATTTTCTATAACAGCTTTATTTATACTCGGTCTTTTAATATTATAATCTTCTTTCATTGCTTCTGATACACTTTCATATACTTTTACAAGTTCTAATGTCTCCGGATTTATCTTTTGTAATCGTGGACCAAGTGTAACTAGTGGTTCATTAAATCCGGTGGCTACTTTGGTCTCTTTAGTGTTTAATTTGCTCAAAATTTCTCTATTTGACTTTTCTAGGTTGTCTATTTTGCCTGACATTTGCTTAACCATTTGTAATAATTCTTGTATTAATAGATTATCATTATTAGTATTTTTCATTTCAAGCATAAGTCTTAGTTGTTCGTTTTCAAGTTCTATTTTACTTGTATCATTAGTATTAAAATATTTAACATTATTGTTTATAATATCTAATAATGTTTTATAAGATAGATTTTTACCAATTAAAAATAATTCTAGTTCAGTCTCATGTCCTTTTAAATCAGTAACTCTGTTGCCTCTGATAGTTTCATGATTGTGTAAAAAACTCTCAAAGTCTTTGCTTTTGTTGACGGCAAAGCAATCCAACAATAAACACTCTTCGTATTTTGATTTATGTTCCTTGTATCTATCAATGACGCCTCTACGGCTCTCCCCAAGTTTTATAATGTATTGTTTATTTTCAAACGTTTTGACTTTAATAATATAGACAATAGAACCAATAGTAGCATACTCCTTGAGTAATATTTTCTCTCTTTCTAGAATTTTTTGCTGCTCTAATTTTAATTCATATTCTTTTGTTTTTTGGTCTTCTACTTGTAACAGTTGTTGTTTTAATTCATTACTTTCTTCTTGTAAAATTTCCTGTAAAATTTGTTCTAATTTAATAAAATAATCGTGTATTTCGTCTGCTTTTTTAGTTCCCGCCTTTAAACAAAACTTTTTAAATGTTTCAATGTTTAACATAATAATTTCCTTATTATGCCCTCCTCTTGTATCTTTTTTAGTTTCACCAACTTGTGAACCTAAAGTAGAATTTGTTTGCTCACCCGATGGGGTGAGCAAAGTTCTAAAATCTTTATTAATAATAAAATGTTTATTAAGTAATTCTTTCGACTTATGTTTAGAACTAAAGTCTAACCATTGCCAAACATTATCTAAGTTAATAACAAAATCACTTTTATAATCATGCTTTAAATAACAGTAAAAACTAGCTATAAACATCTGTTGCTCATAATTATTAAAATTATTTTGCACTTTGGCTATTAACTTTGATTGATAATCACCATTTAATTTGGTAATAGGGTTACTTTCAATAAGGTTTACTATGTCTACACTCATTTTATATATTATATAGAGCCATGTATTTATATTGTTTTTTGCTTTAACAATCAAAAACCAATAATTTTATAATACACTCTCGCCCTCGTATTTTTCCTTTATTTTTTCATTTAAAATAACTAATTGGACGTGTAAATCATATTCTTCTGGTAAAACCATTTTAATTGGTAACTTTCAGGACATAACTGAATTTGCGTGTTAGTTTCACAATACACATATATTATTTCCTTATCATTTTCTATTATTTTCCAATAAGGATTTTTATATATACCCGCATCTTTACCAATAGATTTTACATGCCCATTATTATATTCAATAACAGTATAATTAGTTTCAATGTATGTTTTTGTCTGTTCAAAGTTCATAATATAATGTTTATATTATGAATATTTAATTTATTTTTTATTTCAATTTTGCTATTACAATGATAAAAATAAAATAATTTGTAACACATTGCGCTTAGTTGGAATAAGCACTCTG